GGATAATTTTTATAAGCAATATTATGAGGCATTAGATTGCATAGCAGTTCGCCGGCTTCCACCCTATTCCTGCCGGCATACAACCGCCACAGCTCTGGCTCTGGGCAATATCGCACCAAGTACGATCCAGGAGGTTATGCGGCATTCTAAGCTTGCTACAACCCAGCGATATATCCACACCAGCAATGCCCAGGCACACGGTGCCGTGGAAGGTATGACTCTTGGAAAAACTGCGGAACAGGCCAATTAAATTTTACTATTGCTTGCTCTGTTGTTTACAAATCTGCTCTGCGCCCTGATATCACAGCAATCCTTTTGCCCTGCTAAGGGAGTAGGCGGGTAAAACCGTGCGGGGGTTCGAATCCCCCCTTCTGCGCCAAAAGTTCCTAAAATCGGCAAAACAGTCGATTTTAGGAACTTTTTGTTTATATTCTCTGTTTTTTTGGTTTTCAATAAATGGCCTTAGAAGTCCGCAAAAATTAAAAAATCTATTTTTATTGCTTGCATTGTTGTTTACAGGATTTTATAGATAACTCGCTTGTTAACAGGGCTATTTGTTATTCAGAGCTGCCGCTCTTACCATCAACGCCACCTCCTGTCGGGTGGCACTGCACTGGGGCCGCGTGCCGTCGGTAATGCCCATGGCCACTGCCTGGGCCATGCCCTCCTTGGCCCAGTCGCTCACGGGAAGCGCAGCCTTCTGTTGCTGGAGCTTTCCATACTCTTCCCAGAAAATGGTCCGCACCTGTTCTTCGGTCAAATCGTCACCTCCCCCAAGCTCCCGGGCCACGTCAGCCCGGAAATCGTCCATTGTTTTTCCGAACCGGGGAAACCAGTGCATCACGTCGGCGTGGTTGGAGGCGATGCCCCGGGCATGTCCCTCGCTGTGGCAGATCACCACCCCGTCGGCCAGGGGATCCAGATCAAACTGCCGGCACAGGTAGGCGGTCAGCTCCACCGCCGCCTGGTAGACCGCCTCAAAATAGGTCCGGTCCTCCAGGCCGTCCTCACAGATCTCAAAGGAGATGTGTGTGTCGTTGGCGCTTCCCCGGTTCCCGCTCCCCGCGTGCCAGCCACGCATGGTCCATGACAGGGTCTGTACTGTACCAACGCTCCCATCAGCAAACCCGCCCACAAAGGCATGCACACAGGCGGAATACTTTGTGCTCTGCAACGTTTTACTGTAATCTCGATACCCTATGGTACTTGTCCCATCGGTATAAAAATACTGCCGCATCTGGTCCCAGTGATTGCCCCCGGTATTTCGCCCGATTTCATCGTCTCCCGGGACATACCGGCGCACCTCCGGGTTATTCACTCCAGTGGAGTGGACCATCACCCCTCGTGGGGTGATGGACCTTCCTGCTCGATAGCAGTCGTTTTGGGTGAGCAGCTGCGTGATCAGGCGCATAGCTCAGCCCTCCCCGCCCCCCTTGGCGTCCCGGGCCTGGGCGGCCTCCACCGCAGCAGCAAACTGCGTCCAGTGGGGAAATGCCTTGGCCAGCTCCTGGCCGTGGCGGCCCATGAACTCCCGCAGCTCCTTTTCCTCCTCGTGGGTCAGCCGGGGGTGGCGCTCCCGGTACAGGGCCAGGCCCACCGTTAGATCGGGGGCCCCTGCCGCCTGGGTAAGGGCATAGGCGTCGTACAGGGTCTCGCTGAAGCTCTGATTTTCCATTTTTTGTCTCCTTTCTGATGTGCAAATCTATTGCTCCGTGGGTTTTAGGCTGTTCTTTTCGGCCTGGGTACCGAAATAGAAGGCGATCACCACCGTGAACACGGTGAGAAATTGGTCCGTGCTGACCTGGCCCTTGACGGCCAGGTAGGCAAAAACCAGGGTGAGGATGATGGTGACCACGCTCTTGACCGCCAGCAGAGCGGCCAGGCGCTTTTTGAATTGCTCCATATGTACTCCTTTCCTTTGTACCCCTCAGGCTTTGATCCCCTTCAGGTCCCGGATGTCGTGCTGCACCTCGGTCATCTGTCCCTCCAGCTTATAGGTGCGCTCCACCAGGCTGTTGTGGGCGGCCACCTTGGCCTCCAGCTGCTCGATGCGGTAGGCCGTCAGGCGGTTTGACACCAGGATGCCGCTGAAGGTACCCGCCAGGGTGCCCACCAGGCTCATGGCCGCCACGGCCAGGGCTGTGTAGTCCATGGTCCTCACCCCCTCCCATAGCAGGGCCTCTCAATGCCCTCCACGGCGTAGCGCAGCCAGTCGAAGGCCGGGATGAACACCAGGCACAGCACCCACCAGACGGCGGAATACTGGGGACAGATCTGCCCCAGGAAATTGCCCGGCAGATCCGTATAGTCCCAGATGTCCAGCCCCAGCCACAGGTTGAGAAACAGGCCGGACACCAGCTCCACAGCGGTGACCAGAGCCGCACAGCACAGGGCCTGGAGCCACAGAGGGCAGCTCCAGGGCAGCTGGGCCCCGCACCGCTCCACCGGGACGGTGAGGAGGATGGCCACCACCAGCATGGTCCAGCTGATGCGCTCGGGGTGGCCGGTGATGGTTTTGAACGCCACCTCCAGGAGAAAGTACACGGTGCCGCCCCAGGACCACAAAAGCATGGACAGCACCCGGCAGCCCGCCCGGCTCATGAGCTGGCCCCCACGGCGGAATAGTCGATGACCACGGCTTCTACCTCCTTGATCGTTTTTGCGGCATAGATGGCCTCCTTAACTGCCTCCTGGTACCGCCGGTATGGATAAACATAGTCGATGATGGACAGGAGCAGAGCGCTGTATTGCGCAACGGTAAAGGTGTGACACTGCTTTTTCTGGGTGTGCCACTCCAGGACAGCCTCTCGGCCGGCGGCCACCTGGAGCTGGTACTGCTGGAGGTTTAGGGCCATCTCGCTCTGGTCCTCCTCAGTGACCCCGTAGGTGTTGCCGTCCGCCCACGTCAAGGGATGGGAGGCCAGCCAGGAGGCCAGGGCAGCTTTATTTTCGTCCTGTCTGTCTGCCTTGGCTTGTGGCAGAGGGTCCGGGCGGTCCGACTGAATCTCCTCTTCAGTACGCAGCACAGGCGCACCGTCCACCAGTTTGTATCGGGGGATACCGTCGTCGGTATAAAGTCCACCCTCAAAATAGTTTCCCTGGGCGTGGTGATATCGGTCGCCCACACCCTCGTCTACCAGCACGCCCCAGCCCACGCCTACAAACGCGGATGAATTTACCGCCACGACGCGGGAGCGCAGATCCGTTTGCACAAATACAGAATACTGTTCGTGTTCCACTCCGCTCACCTCACAAGTTATGGTCGATCAGCATATAGGAGTCAGACCCGCCCAGGCATAAGAAAGTGGGCGTGCCAATGGCCTCAGACGCGCCGGAGGCGGTAACTGCAACTGATATGCCGTTTGACTGCGTCCCCCACAACGCGGTTACCCCTGTAACAGGATAACTTTGATTGGCCGTTCTCAAGAACAAACCAGATTGTTTCATGGTCGGGACTGCCGTAGTTCCAGCGCCTCTCATGCTGACAGGGGTCGGTACCATCATCCTGGCTTCCGTAGCGCTCAAAAAATATCCGTAGGCCAAGATATTTGAGTATGGGCCGCTGTTTCCTGTTTTCAGCATTAGTTGATACCGCTGGCACTTCAACAACTGCGCTGCATAGCTGCTGTCCGGCTGAGGAAGCAGTTTCCAATTTCCGTCGCTGTCCCGATAGGCCAGCGTTTGTTCATCCCCAAATTCGGCCTTGAATGGTATTGGGGAGGCTAACTGTATGTCCCCTCCAGTGGATGTTATAAGAGTAAAATTTAAATACGGATAGTTCACTCCTCCAACATCAGCGGGGACCTGTGTTGTGATAGTATATAATCCAGGCCCATTTATCGGTGTGGACGCTATTGGTGATAACCCGGTATTCATTCCGGTCGCTTTAACGACACTAAAATTCCCCTGTCCCGATAAAATCCAAGCTGCAAACGTCGCAGTTTTTCCAGCAAATCGAGCGGGGTCTGATATGGCCTGCCGAAATGCACATCCATATGTTTGGCTTGTCCCAGTTAATGTCCTAGACGACACGTCATAAGAGCCGAATATAGACCACCATCGGTCGACGGTATATGCGGCCGCACTGAGTGTGTTATAAGATGCCTGCCCTTGCTGGTTTACGTCCAGACCTGGGTTGTCCAGCTCATTGGGTCGCACCCCAGCCCCCAGAGCAGCAAGGGCGGCCTGGGTCGTGTCCGCCCCTGTCCCGCCATGCTCCGGAGCTACAATGCCGGTGCCGTCCGGATCCAGCCCCAGGGCGATCTCCACGCCCCGGTCCGTCTCCTCCCCGCTGTATCGCTGGGTGTAGTAATCCGTAGGCGGGGCCGTGATGGCGTCCACCTGCTGCCGCAGTGCTTCCAGCTGCTGCTGCAGCTCATCCAACGTTGCCATGATCTCCCCTCCTATACGATGATCCGGCGCCCGTATTTATCCAGCCGCCACAACCCGTCCTTCGTGACCGAGGCCAGGAGGGCCTGAGCGGGTTTTGGCCTGCGGAAGTACAGGATGATCATCCCGTCGCCGCCTCGGCCGCCCGGCGCACCGGCTCCGCCCACGCCCGGGGTCCCGGGGTATGCCACCGCATCCGCATTGCTCACGTCCGTCCGCACGCCCACAATGGACGCGCCGCAGGCACTTCCGCCGCCTCCCCCATATCCTCCCGTTCCGCCCGTGGTGATCCCGGCGGTTTTGGGGATCTTGGTCGCGGCCGCGCCATCCTTCCCCCGGGCCCCATTGGCTCGCGCATACGGGCTGCTCGACGATGCCGTGATATAACCCTTACCGCCGCCGTCTGTACCGGCACTGCCGGCGGCCGCGCCGCTCCCCAGGCCCACGCTGGATGTGGCGTATACTCCTTGCCCGCGGACGCTCTCCGTGCTGATCTTGGGCGGGACCTCTCCGGGGGCGGTGTATGTGGACGTCGTGCCGCCCGGCCAGAAGATCCCATCCTCATCCGTCACGCCGCCGGCAAGCTGGATCGCTTCCGGCTCATCCGGCGGATAGGTGGCGCCGGGCACTTTTCCCGCGCCGTCTCCGCCCGGGATGCCTGCTTTCCCCTTTTGGGCGAACACCTCGCCCGTGATCGGATCGGTATAGCCCGCATCCGACACGGTCCCATCGGCGGAGGACACGCCGCCGAATGTGGTCGGGGTGCCTTCCTGGCCCGGCTGATCCGGATCCGAGGACCCCTCTCCCCCGATTCCGCATTGATACGGGATGGGAGCGTTCCCGTCCAGCTGCAGCTCTCCCTGGAGGATCCTGCCGCCGCTTCCCGGCTGGCCTCCTTCGCCGCCTTTTCCTCCCTCTCCGTACAGATACCCGCTTTCGGTGTAGTCCGTCATCCGGTTTGTATAGGACTCCGGGCTTGCCCCGTCCTCCCCCGGGCGGCCGGCCGAACCGCCGAAGGCTCCGGACAGTAAGGTATAGCGCACGGTCGTCACGCCGTCGGGGGGCTGCCAGTCGCCTGCTCCGGTGAGCACCACCCGCTCGTCCATGTATTCGGAGGTGTCGGGCTGAGGAGGCTCAAAGCCCACCAGGGCGGCCGTCTCCGCTTTGAGCACGGCGGACATATTGATGTCCATGGAGCTGATGCAGGCCTCCACCATGGTCTTGGCGAAGGGGTCGTAGATGGAGACCACCTGGCCCGGCCGCTCCCCGTCCACCATGATGGGCGCCTGGATGGTCTTGAGGCAGCGGTGATAGGCCGCCATGCGCTTTGCCACGTCCCGGGAGTTGACCAGGGTGACCAGAGTATTGTCCTCCAGGGACTCCACATTCTCCTCCGCCCCGGCGGTGACGGCTTCCGTGACCTGCCGGGTGGTGTGGAGATAGCGCTTGCCGGTGAGCACGCCGGTCCCGGCCGACACCCTGGCCCAGTTGGCCCCGCTCTCCAGAATGGAAAAGCCGGTGGCCGACAGGCTGTGCATGGGCTCGTCAAAGATAATGGGATCCTGGGAGGTGGCCGTGCCCTCAAAGAGGGTCTGCTCCTCCTCTCCCGGGGCGTACTGGTGCTCGGTCACCAGGACCAGGGAGACCGGGGTCCCCCGCTCCGTGGCGGCGTCGATGCACATCCGGTCCTTGACCACCGTCCCCGCCAGGCCGCCCCACAGGGGCTCCACCCGCAGCACCCCGTCCAGGTCCACCCCCAGGTAGGTGCCGGTGGCCTGGAGGACCAGGGCCAGATTGTCCCGGGCGGAGGCGTCCTGGGGCTTGACATAGGGCAGCCAGCCATAGATGAGGATCCCCGCCACGCTGGTCTTGACGTAGACCGGGAGAGGCCCGCAGATCTCCCGCACCACCTGCTCCAGGCGCTGGCCGGTGTAGATCCCGCCCCGGTGCTCCAGCTGGGTCAGGCGGCCCACCGCCGTCACGCCGGAGATGGTATAGAGTATGGGCGATACCTGCCGAACAGACTGGACATAGTAGATCCCCCGCTGCCGTCCCCGGTGGTAGTAGGTCATCCGGGCATTGGGCTGGGGCTCCAGGATGGCCGGGTCGGCACACTTGACGGTGACGGACAGGGTATCCACCCCCAGCTCCTGGCCGAAAAGGGTCTGCTCCTGGTAGGGGTTGCCCTCAGAGAGCCGGACATCCTCAAAGGTCCAGGGGCCGTAAACCAGACGATTTCTCATAGGGGCACCCTCTGGGGCTCGATGTACTCATAGCGGACGGACAGATCGCCCCACCGGGTGACCCCGGCCATTCGGCCCCGCATGAGATCCCGGCCGCTCTTGATCATGGCCTGGAAGGTGATGGAGGACTGGCCGTAGGGCAGGACGATCTCGTGGCTGTCCACCGGCTCGCTGAGGGCCTCGTAGAGGGCGTCGTACTCCAGGGGCCGGGTGGGATCCGGCTGGAGCTGCATCTCGTAGGAATAGCCCGTCCCCAGCAGGTCCCGCTCGTTCCGCCCGGACAGCATGGTGGAGGCGTTGGGCCCCTCCAAAAGCTCAAACTCCCGGCCAAGGGAGGGATAGACCACCCGCACCCGGTAGGCCTTGCCGTCCATCACGATCAGGGGAAAATTCAGGGCCATGCGGCACACCTCCTGTTACTTGAGCTTGATCCCGGCCCTGGTGAGGCCGGGGCGCAGATAGGGAATGAACACCCGGCCGAATTTGGTGCCGTCCAGGGTCATCTCCACAATGAATGGCCCGGCTGTCTGCTGGGCCGGGCCGGAGCCTCCCCGCATGTCCATGGCGTCCAGCACCGCGTCTACGATGGTGGAGCGAGGGGCCGCCACCTCCACCTCCCTGGGGTTGTCTCCCAGCACGCCCAGCATGGGGCTGTTGGGCATAAACACGCCGCCGGAGGCGAAGTGGGGCAGGTCCTGGACGGACATGACCGATGGGGACGCCCCGCTGCGGGGAGAACCTCCGGTTCCGCCTCCCGTCCCGGAGACGGAGCCCACCACGCTGCCGATGGTGTTGTTCAGCTCGTCCCCTTTTCCGATGATGACGGCGATGATGGCGGCCAGAGCCGCCAGGGCGATCACAACGGCGGCAATGATCAGGGCCCACTTGGAGAAGGCCGCCGTTGACACCGTGGAGGCAATTCCAATAGCGTTGATAATTCCTGCCAGCGGGCTGATGATTCCAATAAAGGCAGTAAAAAGAATGATGGCTGTCTGAACCCCGCTGGGCAGGGAAGTAAACCAGTTTAAAAAAGCGGCCGCTATTTCGGTTACCCGCGTTAAGATCGGCTGAAGCACCTCCGCCAGCTTGGCCATGGAGATCTGCATCTGGAGGGTGGCGTCCCGGCTAGCCACCAGCTCCTCATTATTCTGCCGCCAGCCTTCGTAGACATTGGCCAGGCCGGAGTTGGCCAGCACATCCAAGGCGTAGTTCTGCCGGTCCAGTTCTCCCGGTATCATAGATAACTGGGCGTTGAAGTTCTCTGCCCCTACCCCCAGGCGGTCCAGCAGCTCGGCAAACTGGCCGGTGGCAGAACCGGAGGCCAGGGTCTCCTGTAGGCTGTCTGCCAAACTCTCAAAGTTCAGGGTCTCTGGAAATTTAATAAAAGCTCCGGCCAGATTTTCTACCGCCCGCTGTAGGTTGGTCTCCGTAAGGCCCGAGTTGAGTAGGTCATTGGTGGCCTCCAGCGCTCCGTCCAGGTTTCCCGATACGGTGTACATATTCTGCATGGCCTGCATGGCCCCATCCAGGGAGATCCCGGCGTTTTGGGCATTGATCCCGATGTTTCCAAGGCCAGCCCGGAGACTATCCGTCGCCGGAACGGTGGCCAGAGCAGCAGCACCCAAGCCTATAATAGCGGTTGTAACTGGTTGCATAGCCTGAGAAATTTTTCCTGCTCCTGCAGTCACTCCAGAGAATTTATCTCGAAATCCGCCTGTGGAATCTACCGTGTCTTTTAACTTCTTTTCCAGATTAGTTAAATCCTGTTCAGTCTGAGCAATTTCTCTTTGAAGACCGTCAAACTGCTTTGCGTTGAGCTTGGTCCCTTCAAACTCCTTTTGCAGGGCCTTTTTCTCCCTTGTGAGGCTGCGCAGCCGCTCCTCGGTGTCCTCCAAAGTGCGCTGGAACTCTTGGTACTCCTTCTCCGGCAGCTCCCCGGACTGGAAGGATGCCTCCACCTCCTCCGCCCGGCCCTTCAGGGCCTTGAGCTCCCCGTTCACCTGGTCCAGCGCGGATTTGAGGGGGGCGTACTTGGCCTCGTAAGCGGTACCCCGCTCCAGGGCCTTGTCCGCCCCCTCGGCCGCCTGGCGAAGGGTGTCCAGCTTGGATCTGGTGTCCTCCACCGCCTTGGCCAAAAGCCGCTGCTTCTGCTCCAGCAGCTGGGTGTTCTTGGGGTCCAGCTTTAAAAGCCGCTCCACGTCCTTCAGACTGCGCTGGATATCACGCAGTTCCTGGTCTGTTCCGGCCAGAGCCTTGTCCAGCTTTGTGGTGTCTCCGCCGATCTCAATGGTGATGCCTTTGATGCGACTGGCCAAATCCTCACCTCCTAAAAGCGGTCAAAATCCTCCTGGGTGGCGACGCGGGCGTAAGGCGCCTGATCGTTGAGGGCCTCCGTGTACATATCCTGGATCATGCCGATGGTCAGAAGGTCCAGGTCCGATATGGAGACGCCCACCTGCGTGGCCCGGAGGAGGAGCAGCGCGGTGGACATCTCACGCTCGGTCGCTTCTATTTTTTTGCGGGGACGGACATGGTTTTCACGTTATCCTCCCACATTTGGGAGATCACCGGGAACACGGCGTAGATGGAGAAGGTGTCAAAGCCATCCAGCCACTCCTCCACGGTGCCGGGCACCGCCGGGTCGGCGTGCTTGGCCATAAGATAGGCCACGTTCTCGAACATCTCCAGGCACTCCAGGGGGATGCTGGAGGCCGCCTCCTGGGGCGGGCTCTCTGCCCCCTCCCCCGCCTCCGCCTGCCTGGCAGCGGCCTTCCCGGCCTCCCGGGAGGCCTTTTCCACCGCGTTTCGGATGGTCACCATGTCCTGCATGATGTCCCGGCGGAACTTGATGCGGTAGAGCCTGGGAATAGAGGCGGAGGCCCGCAGGGGGACCTCCCGCCCGTCGATCATCACCGTCCGGGTCATATCAGGGCCCCTCCGCCGCATCCTTCGGCTGCCACACGGCGGTGTACCAGGCGTTATACACCTCGTCCGTGGTGGTGGCCGTGGTTTTGGCTTTCACCTTGCCGTCCGCCAAGGGGGCCGCCGTCAGAGTGAGAGAGGAGGTGGTGGGCGTCTTGCTGTTGGTGACCGTGGATCCTGCCACGTTGGCCCGGGCCGCGGTGCAGTTATACAGCACGTGCCGGATGGCCTTTTTGTCGCCCTTGAACTCAAAGAGCAGTGCAAAGGCTTTCCCCTCCACATTGGCGTACTCTACCTGCACGTTGTCATCGGCTACCAGCTGCTCCCCCAGGGCCTCCTGGGCAAACTCGTCAGGGATCAGTGCGCTCTCATAGTCCCCCTGGTAGCCGTCGTTGGTGGAGGACACCCAGTAGGCCACATCGTCGGCATAAAATTTGGTGGTCTCCCCCTGGGGCGGCAGGGACAGATTGACCGCGCCGGGCCAGGGCTTGGGCGTGGCGTAGGTGACCACGCCGTCCACAATGCTCTCGATCATGGCGTAGTGGACATTGGAAAGACCGAATTTGACTTTGTTGGCTGCGTCAGGCATTGCTTACACCTCGATTTCAAAGATAGATTCATAGAGCCCCTCGCTCTCCAGGTACGTAAAGTCCGCCTCGTAGGTCAGGCCTCCGGCCGTGAGGGCGGCTTCCACCCTGGTGTCCAGAGCGGGGTCCCGAACAGAGGAATAGACCTCCAGGCGGATGGTGTGCACGTTCAGATAGTTCTGATTGTCGGCGTACAGGGTCTCGTAGGGCCCCTCCAGATAGACCCCATAGGGGGGCGGGGGCGGGCTGTCCCAGTGGTGGTAGGCCCAGGGGATTTCCACCGGGGCCAGGATGGCCAGCAGCTGGTCATAGGTCATGGGCCCATCTCTCCGATCTTCCGCTCCACCAGCTCGGGCAGCAGCCGGATGGCCTCCTGTTCCGCGGTCCGGAGGTGGGGCCTGCCCTCCACCCTGCCTCCTGTCGCCTTCTGGTGGCCGTTCTCCAGCAGGTGGGCGATGCGGTAGCGCGTCTCATTGTGGATGACCGCCTTGACCACCCGGTCGAAAAAGCCGCCCTTCTCCCGGGTGATGGTCCAGCCCTCCCGGTAGTCCCCGGTTCGCTTGGGCGCTTTTTCCTTCACGATGCGCAGGGTCTCCTTGGCCGTCATCAGGATGGCGTCGGAGAGGGCGGAGGCCACGTCGTCGGCGTAATCATTGAGCATTTCGTGTACGGCGTCGGGCAGGTCATCCGCCGTGATCTTCAATTTTGAGGACACCGGTCTTATCTCCTTTCTCCGGCTTCAAAGCTCTCCCAGCTCCCCCCGCACGGCCCCGTCGTCATCCTCCAGATCCAGGTCGGTCACCGGCAGCTGGTCCTCGTCGGCGGTCTGGGTCACCTTCCGGATGCGGTAATAGGTGCCGTCGATGAGGCAGAGGTCCCGGACGGTGACGGGGACGGAAGGATCCCGCCAGATCCGCACCGACCGGTCGATCCGCTGTCCCACCTTGGCGGCGGCATAGTAGCGGGTGGCCCCCACCACCCTGTCCCCGAAGAGGGCTGTCCGCTTGGGGCTCTTGGTCCGGCGCACCGGAGGGGGCGCGGTGCCCTCGGTGGAGGACACCGCGTAGATGGTCAACACCCCGCTATCCAGGATCATGGGGCCCCCTCCCTTCCCCGGGCCAGCAGCAGGTCCAGCCGCAGCCGCCGCAGGTAGGCGGGCTCCGTCTCTCCGTTTTTCCGCTTGCGGTAGATCCAGGCGGCGGTGCCCACCACGGTCTGACCGTAGTCCTGGGAGCCGTCGTCCCGGATCCCCTGCCGGGTCAGGCTGGCCTTGGCCGCCGCGATCAGGGAGGGGAGGTATTCCCCGTCCCCGGGCAGCTCCCCCGTCCGCTCCAGGTCCAGCTTGAGCAGGCTCAGCAGCGCGGCGTCATCCATGGCCCGCTCCTCAGGACTTGGTCACGGTGACCGTGTAGACCTTGGTGTTGGCCCCGTTCTTTACCGTGACGGTCACCACGTTGGCCCCCTCCGCCCAGACGGCGTTGGTGCCGTTGGCCATGCGGGCGTTGCCCACCTTGACGGCCACCGTGGAGCCCATGGTGGGCACGGCGCTGATGGCGTCCTGGGCGTTGGTGGTGGAGGCGGTATAGGTGCCGGTATCGGGGTCAAAGGCGGGGTCCAGGGACAGGCCGCCGATGGTCAGGGACTGGAGGGCCGCCACCGAGGGGTTGGCCACATCCTGGGCAAAGGACATGGTCATGATGGGAGCCTTGCCGATGCCGATGGCCACAAAGCCCTCGGGGATGGCGGGCTGGCCGTCATACCGGGCCGTGCCCTTGACCACCGTCTGGTCCTGGATGTACAGGGGCAGATCGCTGTACCCCACCGTGGTGCCGGACCGCTCCGCCAGCAGGTAGAGGTCCCCGTAGCCGCCGATGATGGTGTCCGCGGGCATCACGTCGTCGGAGAACACCACGATATCACCCCCCACCACGGGCATGGTGCCGTTGGCCAGCGCCACGATGGCGCCGGTGGCGTCGAAGGTGGCGGCCTCCGCCGTGATCTTGGTGTAGGCGGTCTCGTTCATGGCCCAGAACTTCATCCCCCGGGAATACTTGCCCTTGGCCGCGCCAGAGGCCAGGATGATCTGCTGGAACAGCGTCAGGCCGCTGGTGGAGCCCGAGGGGATGGTGATCACGTTGGAGGCGGACAGGTTCACCCAGGGCCGGGCCTTTTCGGGGTAGTTCTCCGGCTCGGCGGTCTGGGCCAGGCGGGTGGCGATGCCCAGGGGCATCTTGACGCCGGTGCCGAAGAGGATGGCCTTGTCCAGGGCAATGCCGATGGCGGCGCCCATGCCGAGGATGATCTCGCTGAGCAGGGCGCCGTCCGTATCCTCCAGGGTGGAGTTGCACAGCACCACATAGCCGCCCACCTTGTAGCCGTCCACCTCGGCCTGGCCGATGGAGAACATCAGCTCATTGAGGGCTCCGCAGGCCTCCGTCCACACCGCCTCGGGGATGGCGCCCATAATGGGCTGGCGGGCCCGGCCTGCTACGGGGACCAGGCGCACCCGGCGGATCAGCTTGGAGTAGTCCTCGATGTTCTGCCGGATCAGCTCCAGCACCACCTCGGGGATGAGCAGCTCGCCGCCGGTGACGCTGCGGGTCTGGCCGGCGGCCTTGAACTTCTCCCGGAACTCGGTCAGGAACTGGTGCACGTCCTCCCGCTGGATAAAGGCGGCGCGCTGCTCCATGGTCATGGCGCCAAAGGCGCGGATCTGTCTCTGGTTCATGGTTCTCTCATCCTTTCTCTCCTCCTGGGAGCCGGTTTTCTCCGCCCCTGCCGGGGGCGCGGGGGGATTGGATTCCAGGGCGCGCAGCTCCTCCTGAAGGGCGTCCATCTCCCCCTGAAGGGCGTCCACCGCCTCCTGGTGGCTGCGCTGCTCGGCGGTGAAGGCATCCACCAGGGCCTCCACGCCGCGCAGCTCTTCCTCGGTCTTGGCCTCGTCCATGGCCGCCTCCAGCTCCCGCTCCCGGGCCTGGAGCTCCTGGGTTTTGGCCTGAAGCTGGGCCATGCGGGCCTGCTTCTCCTCCAGCTGCGCTCTGCGCAGCAGTGCTTTTAATGCCATTGGGTTACACTCCTTTCAACTTCTGCCGCAGAGCCTCTCTCCGTTCCTCCAGAAGCCTCTGCCTGATGTGCTCCTCCTGCTTGGCCCGGGCGGAGACCGACGTCTCCTCATAGGCCGGGAAGGTCACCACCGACACCTCAAAGAGCCTGACCTTGAGGATGACATACCGCACCGAGCCGTCGGGCAGCACCTCCCGGCGCTCATCCAGGATGACAAAGCCGAAGGAGCACTGGTCCACATCTCCCCGCTGTACCCGGCGGTAGAGGTTCATGGCGTCCTGGTCCTCCCGGTTGATCCGGATGCTGCCCCAGAGGCCGTGGCTGTCCTCCCGGAGGGTCAGGGTGCCGGCCTTGTTGCGGCCCAGGACCAGGGTGGTGTCGTGGTTGGTCAGCGCCCGGATGTCCTCCCCCAGGGTGTCGGAAAAGGCGCCGGGGGCCACCACCTCCACCACACCGGGGCAGATATCGTAGGGGGAGTTGAATACGGAGAAATACCCCTCGATGTAGAGGGCCTCCCCCTCCTCCCGGGCCTGGAAGCCGCCACGGACGGGCACCATGGTGCGCCGCTCAAAGGTTTCCATTGATTTTCTCACCTGCCTCCTGCAACAATTTCTTTTGGTCTCCGATCATCCCCAGGGGGATGTAGTTCTCCAGGATCACCAGCTCGTCCAGGCCCTCCTTGGGTCCCAGATGGAGCCAGCCCCGGACCTCGTTGCCCGTCATCATGCCCCGGACAAAGAGGTTGGCCCCGATCTCCGACAGGTCCTTGAGATCGTAGGCGTACAGCGCCCAGGGATTCATGCTCACGTACCAGTCCGGAGAGAGGAGCAGTTTCCGGGTCATCTCCTGCTCCAGCCCCCGGACGATGGGCATGATGGTGGTGGAAATAAAGTGGTTCCACTCCTCCCGGTCAAAGGCCCCCAGGCCCACCACATAGGGCGGTACCCCCAGGATGGCGGCCACCGCCTGCTTATCCAGCTTCACGCTGTCCGAGATGGCCAGGTCATTGAGGGACAAGGGCTTGACCTGCACCACCTCCATCTGCTCGGCCGGGATCATCCACGGCTCCCCGGCCTGGGTGGTTTTCAGGTACTGGTCCGCCAGCCGCTGCCGGCCGGAGGGCGAGATCAGCTCCTCGCTGTTGCCGTCCACCTTGACGATGACGGAGGGCTTCCACTCGCTGGAGAGAAACGCGTTTTTGGTGGTGCTGGCCTGCTTGAGGTTTCTCACCACGTCCTTCAGGCTGGCCCGGAAGCCGGTGCCCAGCCAGGGCCGCTGTGTGGACGGATTGATCACAAAGTGGAGCAGGCTGTCCGGGTCATAGGGCACTCCGTTGACCAGGATCCGGTAGCCGTACCCCTCCGCCTGGAAGCTGACCGAGGAGGGGGCCAGGGGCACCAGCTCCTCCAGCAGCCCCCCTGAGGTGCGGGGCCATACCACGGCGTTGCCGCCTCCGTCCAGCAGCAGGGTCCAGATGATGGAGGCCATCATGGTTTTCCGGGTCATCCAGCGGTTGGGCTCAATGTCCAGGCGGCGGGACAGGCCGTTGTAGAGGCGCACATCCCCGGAGGCCGTGTTGGCCATCAGTCGGATGGTCATGGTGCTGATGAGCTCCGCGATCCGGCCCACCGCCATGCGCACCTCGGGATTTTCCGACAGGCGGGTGTACCCGCCGCAGCACAGGGTATCCCAGCCGCTGCCCAGCACAAAGCCCACGCTGCGCCGCTCCATGGGCTTATCCCGGGCGGAGTTGCCCTTCTTGTTTCGCTTGCTCATTCCGATTCCTCCCCAAACCAGTTCTTCTCTTTCTGGGCCCGCTCCAGGTCCTCCAGGTAGGCGCAGCAGGCAAAGACCGCCGCGTCGAACACGTCGATGCGCAGATTGGGCTGGAGCTTGTCGTACATGACCATGTCGTCCGCCTTCAGCTCCGCCCGCACATTCTGCACGCAGTATTCAAAGGGCTCCGCGTGGAGGTAGTAGAGGGTCCCCTTCTTGGCGCTGTTCTCCAGGTACTTGAAGCCCTCGCTCTTTCGGGTGAACAGCTGGGGCTGGTCCTTCACCCGGAAGTGGGCCTTTTTCATCTCCAGGAAATACTCCCGGCAGAACTTCCGGTCATGGCCCACCAGCCGGATCTGAAAGCCGGAGGAGCGCAGGCCCTTGTACCACCGGACCACCTCCGAGTGGTTGGTGACCTTGCCGTTGGACAGGTCCAGCCACCCGTCCTCCTGCCAGCCAAAGAGGGGGATCTGGTCCTCGTGGGCCTTGACGGCGGCGGCCGCCAGAGGGAACCAACAGTGAGGGACCAGGATGTCCACCCCGTTATAGTGGCCGAAGAGACAGGAGGCGGTGAGGTCATAGAGCTTGGACAGGTCGCTGCCGCCATACCAGCGGATCTTGAGCCGGGACAGCTCTTCCATCGTCCAGTGGTATTTGCTGTCGCTGGCGCGAAACTCCTCCACGTTGAACCAGGCCCGGAGGGAGGCGATGAACACGTTGAGCGACTTCTGCAAAAACTCCGGCCGGAGCTGGGGGTCCTCCTTGGCCTGCATGGCATCGTTGACCATCTCCTGGGGCCGGATGCTCTGCCCCCAGCCGGGGTTGCAGCACTCCATGACCTGGGGGTTGGTGTAGTCCACCTCCCCGTTTTCCTCCCGGGGCGCCGCCGCGAGAAAGACGAAGATGGCGTCCGCCTCCGGACCCTTTACCGTTCCGTTCAGGATCTTGCGGCAATACTCCACCCGCCGGGCGCAGAAGCCGGTGGCCAGATCGCCGCCCGAGCTGATCCCAATGACCAGCTTGTTGGTGTAGGCCTTGGTGGCGTCCTTGAGCACCTGATACTGCTTGGCGCTTTTGTAGGTGTGCATCTCGTCGGCAATGACGATGTTGCAGTTGAAGGAGTCCTGCTTATCCACGCTGGAGGCCAGGGCGTTGATGGAGATAAAGCCCTCCTCCCCCAGGTCTCCGCTGATGGAGTGCTCCATGTTGTTGTCCACGATGCGCAGACCGTTGACCGGGTCGTCATCGGTGGTCAGCCTCTCCCGCTTGATGTTGTAGCGGAGGAAGTCAAAGCCCTCCATGGCCTGCTTGAGGGCGCCGCCCACCTCATAGACCTTGGAGCCGCTGCGGCTCTCATAGAGGGCCAGGGCCCAGGCCAGAGCAGCGGCAAAGGTGGTCTTGATGTTCTTCCGGGGGACGAAGTCCAGGGCCTCCTTGAAGCGCCGCTCCTGGGTGCCCCTGATGTAAAAGCCCATCACGTTGTAGATGATGAACTTGTGGTAGGGCAACAGATGGAAAGGGGTTCCCCTTAACGGGGTGGCGTCCAGAAATTCCCCCTGCTGGTGGCAGATGGTGGTCTCGATGATGGCGATGATCTCGTTGGCCGGCTCCGGCCGAAAGTCCCACCGGCCGCCGGCCAGGTCATCCAGGTACCGCTGGCAGGCCTGGCGGATCTCCATGCACACATTGAGCTCGCCGGACAGCACCCCGTCCACATAGCGGTCCACCTGGGCCGAGTACGCCCCGGCCTGCTCCACGGCGGTCTCCCTGGCCGCCTCCAGCAGGTCCGAGAGACGGCCCCGAGAGGGCTGGGCGTAGTCCTGCTGCTTCCGCTTCGCCCTGGCATAGCTGGCCGGGGTCAGGCCCAGCTGGGAGCGCAGGGAGAGGACGTCCTTGCGCAGCTGGTCCACGAGGGCGTAGTTGGGGTCTTTCGCGGTATACTTCCCTCCGGTCTTGTTGACCAGCTCCGCCACCATCTGCCCGCCCGCCGCCTTCCAGGCCTTTTCCGCCCGGGACAGCTCCCGCTCCGTCTTGGCCAGCTGGCGGATGGTGCCGTCAAAGATGGGGCTGTACACGCCCACGGATTCCATGTCCGCTTTGATCATGGCCTCCCGGCCCAAAAGATCCCCTCCTCCCTGTGTCCAACCTGGACACCGCGGCCCTGCTCTCCTGCGGGCGCGCCGTTTGCGCCCGCGCCGCCTGTACGCATCGCCCGTGCGCGGGAGCTGGTCGCGCACGCGGGCGGGCGAACCCCCTCCCCCGGAC